CTACCAGGCAAGAGTTTTTTGAGATGCTTGCGGATATTACAGAGGATTATACGGGAAAGCCAGGAGACATATTTGACCCAAAAAGCTGCCCATTTGTTAAATCTTTCTCAAAAACAGAAAACGCTCTTGTTTTACAAATGGCGAAAGATACAGCGCCTGTCTTGATTTTATTTAGAAGCCTTGACGACTTTGGCAAATTCAAGTCGTTAAAATTGGGTATGTTCTATATCGACGAAGCCTCAGAAATTCCGGACGAAAACATTTTTCTGACCCTTGTCGGCAGACTCCGACATCCGGCACAAAACGGAGGGTATGCAGGGATAATAACAAGCAATCCATGTGATGAAGACCACTGGATATTTAAACAGTTTTCCAAGGAACACGAAGACCGTCTTCTTATACAAGCACCCACAAGCGAGAACGCAAAGAATTTGCCGGAAGACTACGAAAGAACATTAAGGGGGCTTTACCCCTCAGACATGGTTGACCGTTATATTTTGGGTTTGTTTGGGCCGGTGCTCACTGGTAAACCCATTTACCCTGATTTTAAAATAGAAACCCATGTCCGCCCTATTTTGTATAACCCAAACTTGCCTATAGTTCGGGGTTGGGACTTTGGCTTTGAATTTCCAGCATGTCTAATTTGCCAAATAGATGGCGAAACACTCTTGGTTTTGGAAGAAATACAGGGAAGTAACGAGCTGATAAACAAGTTTGCTGCGCGGGTTAAGGCTCATTGTGAGGGCAAATATAAAGGTGCACGATATGAGGACTTTTGCGACCCTGCCGGGAACCAAAAAAGCGATAAAAGCGAAAAGACATCTATTGAGGTTTTGAACGGCTTAAAAATATTCCCTCAAAGCTATTGGCAGCATGTAAAAGACGGAATTCTTATAATCAACATGATGATGCAGCCCCAAAGCTCAGGAAAAACGGCAATCCTGATTCACCCAAGCGCTCAGAAGCTCATAAAGGCATTTAAAGGAGGCTATAGGTACTCTAACCTTCGGGACAAAAACGGAGCGCTAAAGCCGGAAAAGAAAAACGACCATTTGCCGGACGCATGTCGATATGTCGTTGGTAAGCCCAGTTTTAAAAGCATGTGGATGAACAAACTAATAGAAGCAAGAAAGCCGGAAAGCGGAAGCTCGTTTAATGCGATAAGGCGCAAGGCTATAAAAGCAAGGAAGGTGTAAAGATGTCTGTATACAAACCTTACGGAAATAATGCAAACGACCCTACCAGCAAGTATGGTGGATATAAAAAGGGTAATAATACCTATAATGGGCGGAACAGGGTTATTTTAAATTATTTTATGAACCAGACTAAAGCGCAGCCATATTTTGTTGGACGCCCTAACACTGTAAAGAATGAACCTATAAAGCCAGGAGCTGTAAACCCTGATTTGGTACCTGGCTTCCTACCTTCATCTTCATTGCCGGATAACTATACTGATGCAGATTGGAGGACTTATAATGCTCGGAAGGTTAATCGCAATGACCAGTTTACATATAACATGTATAACGAGATACGAGATACTGCCTAAGTTTATGGGAAATCTAAAAACGCCTACTCCCACCATTAAACAGCCTAAATATAGGAGTATCCCACAGTCAACAGTGGCAAACAGGGTTTCAAATATTGAAAACCTTAAAAAATATTACCCGAATGTGGACGTTGCAAACCCTACGTATAACAATCAAAACTTTGTTGCGGGGCCACAATATGCCTCATCCAAATATTACTCGTCGCCTTCTTCTTACCCTGATGCGCAAAAATCAAACTATACAGCGGGACAGACCTTAGGCCAAACACGCCAGGCAATTGCCGAAGATTTGAAAAAATTTACAGATAAGTATCAAGCTAAGCAAGAGATTCGCCGCCAAGACGAAGAGAAAAGACTGGCTGACTTCTTTTCCAAGCGTGGAATTTCTGGTTCCGGCATTGAGGCTAGCGCTGTAGCTGATTTAGGTCGTCGTATGAGTACCGAAGCCACCTTGGCGGAAAATAGGGAAACACAACGGCTTGTAGAATCACAGCAAAACTTTCTTGCAAATGAGGCCGCAAGAAAAACAGACTTTGACCGAGGTGAAAACCGGTTTTTGTTCAACGCGATTTTAGACCGTCAAAGAATTGACAGAGAAAAAGCAGTACGCCGCACAGGATTTGAGCAGGGAGAAAACCGGTTTTCAACAGCCTTACGGCAAAGTGAGGCAGAAAGACGGCAAAATGTAGGATTTAGAAATGCTATAGCGGATGCAGGCTCCAAAGAAAACGCTATAGGTAGAGTACTTAATCTTACCGGACGGGAAACAGAGAGCGAGCAGGCTTATAACAACCGGGTAGCTTCTTATAACGACAGAGAGTTTAATAATTTGACGTCGTATGAGAAAGAAGCCTCGTTACAAGACGTTAAAAACTATCAATTAAAGCAGGGATTTGACACCGCCAATTTAGCAAATGTCCTGTCGGCGTATGGTGGAGAACTGACTAAAAGTGGTGATGCAAGCTCAATTATAAAAGCCATAATGGCAGGGGAAGATAACAGGAGGGTTGCAGAAATTCAGCGGCGAACGGCGCTTGATAAGGCTAACGCAGCCGCTGATGGTAATTTGTATTCTAATCTTTTGCAGTATGGGCCGGGGGCTGCTTCAGCTTTGTATGGTGCTGGTGAAGAAATTTACAGCTGGTTTAAACCGGTGAAGAAATTGACAGCTGGTTAAAATAGGTATTGGCATAGATAAAATCAGGATTTTGTTATATGGCTACAAGTTTAAATTTTGGGGCACTCAGGACGCAGGTTAGGGTAAAACTCGTTGAATCGTCAGAGGGTTTTTTTGAGGACTCAGATATTGACACATGGATTAATCAAGCTCAGCTTGATATTGCCAGGGAAACTGAATTATTACAGGGCATTTTCACGGGTAATATTACAGCCTCAGATGAAACGTATACATTGCCTGATGATTGTTTTTCCGTCATTAAGGCATATTACCTGCTTAATGGCCAGTATAGGGAATTAGAAAATTATTCTGAGGATGAATACTTTTCTAAAAATACGTTGGTCAGTACACCTACCCATTATCTTGTATGGCAGGATTCTTTATATTTATATCCCACACCGGCCAGCGCGGTAACGAACGGGTATAGAATCCGTTATTGTGTGATGCCTTCTGAGCTGACAGACACTTCCGATATGCCGTTTTTGGGCTATAAGAGGTTTTACCCTTATCACAAGGTAATAGTTTTATATGCCGCAGCGCGAGGCAAGGAAAAAGAGGGAGAGACACAAGAAGCCCTTTTACTTGAGCAGCAATACCAGGCTGGTTTAATGAAGATTAAGCGGGAAGTGAACGGAACGCAAAAGGGCAAAATCTATGCGGCCAAGCCGCATGGTGGCGGAAGTAGGAAGTTTGTGAGGCTTCCAGAGCATTATTGAGGGCATAACTATTTTTTAAAAAGGGGTAAAATCATGGGGGTAATCAACAGACTATATACTTTTATGGCTGGAAGCGTTATCCGCTCAGCAGAAATTAACGCAGAGTTTGACCAGATTCTAGATTCTCATAATGGCAATATTGACCAGAACAACCTAGCTGATGATGCAGTTACTACAGCGAAGATTGCCGACAGTGCTGTAACCGCCGCCAAGATTGCGGCAGGGTACAAGCTGGTAGATAGTTCGGTGACGGCAGATAATCTTGTTCATGCGGCAACTCCACACACAAGAGTATTCGGCGCGGACTTAGCTAAGGTAGGGAATTTGGCCAACCCTGCGAACAGGCTTGATGAGTCTGTCGCGGCGAGCGCTGCGAATAGTGCTAATTATAATTTTTATATCCCTGTTCACGGTCTACCAATAGGAGCAGTTATAACCAGGGTAGATTTGTACGGATATACAGGAAGTAGTACAAATAATGAAGTTTCAATAATTTTACAACGATATTCGTCTGGCTCTTCAACTGCAAACATAATGGCAACATTAACAATAACTAACAGTTTGCTAACAGACAGTGAAACAACGATATCGGATGCAACGATTAGCGAAAATTATCGATATCAATTTTTGTGCACTATTAAAGCAACGGGCTCCACAGCGGGCTCACGCTTTTACCAAGCAAAAATAACCTTCACAACGAACAACTTAGGCCAGATATGACCAAGGCAGCGAAGTTCAGCAAGTGGAAAAACAATCTAAGTTGGGCACAGAAGTACAATGAAGAGAAACGGGCTGGTTGGAAAAAGGCTGTTGCCCTTTATGAAGCCCATAAGGACGGCACGGCAACAATGAAAGTTCCGGAACTTTGGAGTGTTGTTTCTACATGGCTGCCGTCAATCTTTTCTGCACTTCCTAAAGTAATTGCTATGCCTTCCACGCCTGGCGGCATGAATGACGCAAAAATCATTGAAAAAATAATACAAAAGGAACTTGAGAAGGCAGACGTATTTGACGACTTACAGAACATTGTCAACTCAGCAATTGTCAAGGATAGCGGGTTTGCAAAGCTTGGAGTTAATACTACCTTTGAGGAAACAGAAAGCGGAGAAATACCAACAGGCCATAGTCTTTTTATTGATTATGTGCCGAACGACAGGGGGTTTGTTGACCCGGAAGCTAAAAACTTTGAAGACTCGAAGTTTTTCATACATAGAATTACGATGAGTGAAGCTGAATTTGTTGAACGCTTTGGAAAGGGCGCAGTAGACAAAGCCAAATACCAAACAGTGAAAACAAGTGAGGCTGACAATAACGAGGATTTGACCCCCTTTAAAAAGAGTAGTGAGGCGAAGCGGTATGAGGTTTTTGAAATATGGGATGCAGTAAACAAGCATATTCTTGTTATGTGCGAAGGCTGCGACCAATTTCTTGAGGATGAACCGTGGCCGCCCGGATTTGAGTCATTGCCCTTTGGGATGCTCACGTTATCCATCAAAGATGACGACATATACTCTGTAGCTGAAGTATTGCTTATGGGGGATGCATCAGAGGCGTACGACCTCTTGATGACGCGCAAGAAAGGCAACGCTGAAAGTGCGCAGTCAGGGTTTATGCACCGCCCTGGCTCCATTAAAGAGGAACAAAAAGAAGTACTTGTAGAACCCGGAGAGAAAAAGCTTGTTGAGGTTGATAATCCAGATGATTTACGGCCATATGAGTTTCCAGGAGTTCCACAGGAAGTATATGCAATGCTCGCCGACCTCCGCGGCATAATGCAAAACACAACGCATGTATCATCAATGACCAGGCAGATGAGGGACGGGAAGAAGACCGCAACCGAGGTTTCGGCCATGTCACAGAGCGCAAACGTTTTAACCGCCTTTAAGGTTCGTCGGTTTGAAAAGTTTTTCCAGCGTCTTATGCAAAAGCTTGTTCCCCTTATCAAAACATATTATACCGTGCCCCAGTTAATAAAAATGACTGGGAATGAGTGGTATGAGTGGGAAGGTAGGGACATTGGAGAATATACATTCTCCATAGAGGCGGGTTCGACGGCATTTCAAAACGAAGCCATACAGATTCAACAAAGTATGCAGCTTCTTGCCCTCATAAAAGAGAATGCGCAGTTTATACCTAACTTACCTGTGCTTATGGAAGAAATATTAAGAAAGCAGTTTAAACTTTTAGGGCTTGGAGCGGAAACGGTAAACAAGGGATTTGAACCGCCGCAGCCGCAGCCGCAGCCAGTAGCGCAGCCGCAGCCAGAACAACCTCCGCGACTTCCGCCGCTGGGGGCGGCTATACCACATGAGGCGAGGCCACCGGAGGAAATACCACCTGAAATACCGATAGAGTTACTTATACAGGCGCAGAACAACGCGCAGCAACCTTACATTAACGGATAGGAGAAAGAATAAATGGAAATATCAACGCTTAATGCTTTGGACAGCAATGCACAGGACGGAATAACGTCTGCGGGAATTGCCCCAAACGCACAGGGTGGTGGAGAAAGACCGGCAGAATATAAAAGTTTTGAGGACTGTTACCAGCAGAGCAAAGCCGAGGTAGAGCGCGCGGAAGGAATTACACAGGAAGTAGAAGAGCCTGTTACCCCTGCAACAGAAAGTCCAAAGCCCGCAGAGGCGGCAGAAGGGAAAGCGGCGGAGCCTGCGCCCGCCGATGCAGAGCCGCCAGCAAAGGGAGACTTTAACTATCAAGATGCATATGAAAACTCAAAACCGCTTATGGACGCTGTTATGCGGGCATCGCAAGGCGATGTGGAGGCACAAAGAATCTTGGCGCACCATATGGGAATACAGATAGGTAGTCAAGGTCAGCAGGAGCAAGTGACTCCCACACCCGCAGGTGCACAGGCAGAGCCAACAGCAGACCCGGAAGCAATAACGGAGCTGATGGAGTCTTTTACGCCGGAGACCTTCGCCAGTGCCGTAGAGTCAATACTTGAAAAGAAGTTTGGAGCGTTTCGCGAAGAGTATGACTCGAAATACGATATGGCCATGGCGCCACATCGAGAGCAGGCGGCACAGAGGGCGTATGACGGTTTCATGGAGGCGCACCCGGAAGCAAAAGACCCGAATGTACAGAATGCTATGGAGCAATATGTACGGGCGGGGTATCCACTGGAGGATGCGTTTAAAATTGCAAACTATGGTAATGCTGTAAAAACCGCAGAAGGTAACGTAAGAACTGTTCAGGCAAAACAGGTTGAAGATGCAAAAAAAGCAAACAAGGTTTTGCGGCAGAGTGGGGCAGGAAAAACAGTAACACCGCCCCCTAAGTTTAAGGATTTTGGGGAAGCCTACAAGTGGACTAAGGCCAATATGGGGAAATAGCGTGTGGCATTAGAACCGTATAGTGAAACATTAGCCGATAAATTCTTACAGGCGGGGAGAAAGAGACTTTCCCCCGGGCTTGTGCCTAAACTGGGAGCAAGCATGTTGGGGGATATGCCAGATGCGCCCGTTATACGTAAGCTTGGCGAGGCTCCCGCTGCGCAGCCAACTATTTATCGGTTAGGGCAAAGGAATATAAACCCATACCTTGAACCAATAACAAAGAAAACCTTTGATTTGTTGGGCAAGGGGCTGACTAGATACGGAACAACTCCGTCTCTGACAGGGGCAGGGTTGGGTATTTCTGGCGCGCTGAAGGGAATTGCCCTTGGAGAATTTGCAGAGAAACTTACAGATAATCAGGGTGTTGGTGCAGCAGTTAATACAGGGGTTTTGGTTTCTAATGCTCTGAAGGCAGGCGACGCGGCATACCTAGCGTCTCTTAACGCTTCACAGGCTCCATTGTCAGCCGGGGCACAATCAGCGGCAAGTAATGTAGCTGCGACAGTTGGGAGCACCGCCGCCACAGCAGGTGGGCTTGCAAGAATCGCCTATGAGGCATACAGGTGGAACAGGATGGATAGCGATTGGCAGAAGAGAAACGCAGAATTGGCACGAATCGCAGCGGAAAAACAAAACGAGTTGATAAACAGATTGAGAGAAACCAAGGGGAAATATTGGGTAGAGCAAGCAAAATTACCAATAACAGAATTTGGAGACAGTAATCTTGGTGTTGCTGGTAATGCGCCTGGCTTTTCCGACTCTATTGGAAAATACATGGATTCGCTCTCAAACAGGTTTGACGAAATTTCTGAAACCAGAGACAAGCTTAAAATGTTAGACCTGATATACAACGTTAAATTAGCTGCTGGTTTCGATGAAAAGCATATAGGGGATTTTGTCAAAAAGACTCAAGAGCAGATGAAAAAAGACAGGGATTATTTTAAAGGGCTTCTTTCTGTTGAGAAAGATTCTGTTATTAAAGAAATAGGAAGGCTTTACAACGAAGACCCGGAAGTGCTTAACCAAGAAAAAACGCTGTATGAATGGTCGACAGACTTGTTAAGCAGAAGTGCAGATAGGGCCAGGCCAAGAGAGGTAAACAGATATTCAGGTTCGCGCGGCCAAGCCAGAGCCAGGGAAAGAGAGAGAGCAAACAGGATAAAGGCGGGATTAAACCCTGACTATCTTGTTGAGAGCGTGCCAGAAGAAAACAGGCTTAGTTATCCTGCCATTTCTCCTGAATCAACAGTTGGAGGAAGGCCGGTAATCATGGGAAATTCAAGAGGCCAAGTTAATGCGTCACTT